TAAGCATCAGCAGATGGCAAAGGACACAGAGTACCGGTTCCAGAACTTTCAGTTCTTTGGTATCTGTCCCCAGTGCGGTCACCACGGTGCGTACAAGCCGATTGACCATTACCAGAAGGCGCCCAATGGCATCCGGTTGATCCGGTGGAACCCTGAGAACGTAGACATCAAGTACAACGAGATCACGGGCGAGTACGCTTACTACTACGACATCCCTACGCCCATCAAGAACGACATCACGATGGGCAAGAAGGCTACGGTAGAGACCATCCCGCAGCTGTTCATTGACGCGTTGAAGCTAAAAAAAGCGGTGGTGTTCTCCAAGGACAACATCTACCACTTCAAGCGCCCTACCCTGGCCGGCAAGGACCGCGGCTGGGGTACGCCTATGATTCTCCCAGTCCTCAAGGACACCTTTTACCTGCAGATACTGCGCAAAGCACAGGAAGCGATCGCCCTGGAGCACATCGTGCCCCTGCGTGTGATCTTCCCGCAGGCCGGCACTGCTACTAGCGACCCATACACCTCTGTCAACTTGGCTGACTGGAAGTCTCAGGTTACCTCAGAGATCAGGCGGTGGAGGTCCGACAACAACTACATCCCCATCATGCCCCTCCCCCTGGGCCACCAGACTATTGGCGGTGACGGACGTGCGCTGCTCCTGAGCCAGGAGATCAGGGTATGGTCCGAGCACATCATTGCGGGTATGGGTATCCCAGTAGAGTTGGTGTTCGGCGGGCTCAGCTTCTCCGGCAGTAACGTGTCGTTGAGGATGCTCGAGAACAACATGCTCAGCTACCTGCAGCATCACCTGGCCTTGCTCAAGTGGACCATGAAGAACATCTCGTCCTACTTGGGGTGGCCTATGGCGCCTGCGCGGTTCAAGCCGTTCAAGATGGCCGATGATCTGCAGCGCAAGGCGTACCTGTTCCAGCTCAATAGTGCACAGAAGCTCTCTGATGAGTCTCTGCTGGCTGACTCTGACTACGATTCGGCTAAGGAAGATGCCATCATGGACCGTGAGTCCTCTCGTAGGGCTGAGGCGGTTAAGAAGAGCCAGCTGCTTCAGGCAGAGTTGCAGGGAGAGGCGCAGTCTGTACAGGCCAAGTGGCAGTCCAAGATCCAGCTGCAGCAGGCTAAGGACCAGATGATCCTGCAGAACGAGATGGCTAAGGATCAGATGGCAAGCCAGGCCTTGATGCAGAAGGACACGATGAAGGACCAGATGAACATGCAGCAGGGACAACCGCCTGGTCCGCTGCCTCCTGAACTCCAGCCTACTCCCAGGAACCCTGGGATGTTGGAGCCTCCCAGGGAGCTGCAGTCTCAGCTTACGGCGCAAACGATGAAGAAGCTGCCCCCGGATGCTACGGGTGAGCAGATTGTACAGCAGGGCGCCGGTACCGACATGTTCGGCATGGCTCAGCAGCTTGCTGATCAACTCGGCAACATGGATCCGACTAGTAAGGTACGTGCCCTACTGGAGGTCAAGCGCAAGGCGCCTGCCCTGCACGATGTGGTGTTGGGGCTAATGGCAGGTGGATCCAAGGGACGGACCTCGAGCGCGAGGCCCCTGCCGCAGCAGAAGCCCCCACGCCGAGGTCCTGAATCATCCTTGGTGTAGTCCCAGCATATCTAGGCCCACGTCTAAGTCCCCATCCCCAAGACCGTATAGTATGCACTCAGCGCACACCTCCACACACTGGAGCTCTGTGCCGTCTGTTGAGTAGTGTTCGGAGAATAGTTCTCCGTCTGCCTGTCCTACGGTGAGTCTGAAGACGGATGGCTCCCGATCTACGGGGTCGCCACATAAGCAACAGTTGGAGTTGTTTGTGAATTGAAGAGTGGTATGGACGCCTTCTACTGTTGTCTGAAGGCAGTGTAGGTGGAACATCTCTAGCGCGTATCCTACAGGGGCGAAACGGTGTCTCCTTTGTTTGTCGCTGTAGACCATCTCTCCTTCTTCGATCATTACAATCGTACTCTCCATCAGTGTCTGGCCACACAGAGGACAGCACGCCTCTTCGTCGACGATTGGCTTATGTTCCATAGTAAAAAACACGGCCGGCACCTACCCAGGTGCCGGCCGTGTGGGGTTCGTGGAGATCAGTCCTCTTTATGGCATTCGTAGATATATTCTTTGCCATATTCCAGCGCCTCCCCACCCAGGGAGACTAGGAACGAGAGGAGGAGGATCTCCAGGAACACTAGTCCTCCTCCTCGGACCCTTCCAGGTCTTCGTAGAAGCCGTCCTCGAGTTCATCGAGGGAGGACCCTTCGTCCTCCTCCGTGTCGTCGTCGTCGTCGTCTCCGTCCTGGCACTTGAAGGCCAGGTACAAGAGTAGGTAGGCCAAGATGGCCTGCTGCTTGCGGCTGAGATGCCTTTTCATTAGAAGCCTCCTTTCATGAAGGTTATGTTCAAGGACCGAGTGTGGTCCTCCACACTCCTTATACCCAAACCCGCGTCTGGCTTTCGTTTGACTGTGATTCCGCCTATCTGCTAGGTTTATGGTCGGAATCACATCGGAGTAGGCCATGGCGCGTCTTTCCCCGGAAGAGGGTCAAAGAATCCTCAAGGACCGGGTATCCAGGACAGTCGAGTCTCTCTTCCCGATCGAAGGGAAGAGACACACTCTCAGAATTAAGGACGTTGAGGTAAAGGACAAGCTCCATACCGACGACATCCGAAGCCAAAAGAAGACCAAGATCTCTGGTCGTACCTGGGCAGTCCCCTTGGAAGGGCGCGTCGAGGTAGTAGAAAATGCTACAGGCAAGGTCAAGGACAGCAAGGTCATGCGCCTGCTTAACTTGCCCAAGTTCACCAACAGATATACGCACATCGTGGACGGCCAGGAGTATCAGCTGAACAACCAGTGGCGCCTGAAGTCTGGGGTGTACACCAGGGTGGCTGATAACGGGCAGCTGGAGTCCTTCTTCAACCTGAAGAAGGGACGCGGGTTCAGACTGAACTTGAACCCAGAGTCCCGTCAGATGGTTATGTCCTACGGCACCTCCAAGATCCCACTGTCTCCTCTCATGCAGGAGCTGGGCGTGGACAAGTCCCAGCTTGAGAGTGGCTGGGGTAAGCAGGTAGCCACAGCTAACGATAAAGACCGCGAGAAGGCGGTCATGAAGTTCTACAAGGCGTCCACTGGTGAAAAGGCCACCAACATGGACGAGGCGCGCAAGCATCTACACGAGACCTTCCAGGGTACAGAACTGCGGCCCGATTCCACCAAGATGACGCTCGGTAAGGCGTACAGCACCGTGGACGGCAATACGTTGATGGCTGCCTCCAAGAAGCTTCTTGGCGTATCCAAGGGACAGCAGGAGCCTGATACTCGTGACGCGCTGCAGTTCAAGGAGCTCCATTCGGTTGAGGACTTCATGGCCGAGCGCCTGAAGAAGAGCTCCTACGAGATCACTCGCAGAATACGCAATAACCTAGACCGCAAGGGTAAGGTACGCGACATCGTAGGTCCGGACGTGTTCAACCGTCCGGTAAAGATGACCTACAGGGCCTCGGGTCTCGCCGAGCTGCCCGATCAAACCAACCCTCTCGAGATGATGTCGAGTAACTTTAAGACTACGATCACTGGCGAGGGAGGCATCACCAGTCCGCATGCTATCAGTGAGGATGCCAAGCTGATCGATCCGTCTCACCTCGGGTTCCTGGATCCTATCCACACCCCTGAGGGCGCCTCTACTGGTGTTACGTTGCGTCTCCCACTTGGTGCGAGAAAGAAGGGCAACCAAGTAGCGGTCAAGATGTTCAACGTCAAGACCAAGCAGTTGGAGGATGTCACACCAGAGACGGCACTGAACTCCCATATTGTTCTGCCTGATCAGGTTTCTTGGAAGGGCAAGCGCCCCGTGATGTCGGGCATCATGAAGATGTCGGGTCCCGGTAACGACCTGGTCGAGGCGTCCGCGAAGAAGGCGGACTACATCATGAAGGACCCCCTTCAGATGTTCTCCATCGGTTCCAACATGGTTCCCTTCATCGCCTCAGATCACCCCAACCGCTCCACCATGGCTGGGCGCCACATGGAGCAGGCCATCTCTCTTAAGGATCGCCAGGCCCCGCTTGTGCAGAGTGAGATGGTTGCAGGGAAGACCTTTGACAGCTTCATGGGGCAGTTCGCCGGACACCAGACGCGGGTTAACGGTACGGTTGATCGCATCAAGAAAGACGGAGTGATCATCAAGGACTCTAAGGGCAAGAAGCACGAGGTGCAGATGTACAACCACTTCCCGCTGAATGCTGACAAGTCCTTCGTGCACTCTACGGCTACGGTTAAGGTAGGCGACAAGGTTAAGAAGGGGCAGACCATCGCCGACACCAACTTCACCAGCAAAGGTACGCTGGCACTCGGTACTAACCTCCGTACGGGGTACATGCCGTACAAGGGTTACAACTTTGAGGATGGGGTGGTGCTCAGCGAGTCGGCCGCGGGGCGCTTGACCAGCGAGCACCTGCACCGTAAGGCGCTGGA